TCACGCCTTCCCGATATCCCCCTTCAGGCCGCGTCGCAGAAACAGAATTGCCAGCGCTTCGAGCATCAGGCTACCGCTTGAGCTGCCTTCCATGGCCGGAATGTCGAGCCCCAGCATTTGCGCAAGCCCCGCCAGCAGCATGAGCGCGGCAACGATATAGGTTTTGTAGCCAGACAACATGTCCATATTCGTATCTCCGGATTGCGGTGAATTGATTTTGGGTGCAACGGCCAGCGAAGCCGTGCGGATTGAGGCAACGCGGCGGGTCCAGCCGCGTCCAAAAGTGGCGAAGGTGGACAGAGCACGCAGGAAGCCAAGCCTGCGGTCGCAAAGCGCGTTGACGGCAGCAGCCGCATTGGCCCGCGCCGCCGCCCCGATGGTCAACGGCCCCACCCGCCCGTCTACCACCACACCCAGCACCGACTGCAAGGCACGGATGGCGCGGTCGGGACCGGAATTGACGGCATAGTCAAAGAGCGCAAGATCGATACCGGGCGGCATGTCTCCGGCGCGACACTGGTTCCAGTAGCTCGCCCGATAGATACGTCCCGCCTCGGTTCGCGTCAGCTTTTGTACTTCGCTCTTGGGCAGGCCCCACCAGGGAGACACATTGCGCCAACGTGCCAGCGTCTTGCGGGTAATTCCCATATTGGTCGCGCCGCCGGGGTCTGCGGGATGGTCGATATAGCCACCCTCATGCCGCAGCACCTCGACGAGGCAGATTTCAAAGCGTGTATCAGCCATCGAATGCTCCCGAGACGGCATGCCCGGGGCCAAGCACCGGGCTGATCTGCGCAATAGTGAAGGTGAAGGCGCTAGCAGGACCGTCGAAATCGGCCAGTTGCTCGCCCATGCCGTAAACGGCATTGGCGCTTCCGGTTTCGATCGTCCTGACCGGCGTGCCGTGATCAAAAATCCGCACGCGCCACCGCTCGGGCGCATGCTCAAGAGGCGGCTCCGCCAGCCCCCATCCATCGCCATCGGCGCGGCTGCGCCGGGTCCAGATGAGTTCGATTGCGCCATCGGCCTGCCGACTCGCCCGCGCATGTACCGGAGCCAGCGGCAGGGCCGGGCCAACATCCGGCGCAATAACAATGGTCTGTCCCGAGATATCCGCCGGGCCAGCATAGCAACGTAGCGTGCGGCTTTCCCCGATCCGATGGGCATCAAGTGGCAACAGGCTGGCACGCCCATCCAGCACCAATATCCTACGCCCCGCCGAAATCGGCCCCATTGCGGAATCCGTGCCCTCCAATCCGCGCAATAGCCGTGTGAGACGATATCGACGGGGCTCGATCAGTTCTGCACGAGCAAAACCAATCACCTCCCAGTCCCCGGCGTCAGTCTCAACCGCAATTCTGTTATTTCCGGCCAGCGCCGAAAGATCGGACACATCAGCCAAATGCCCCGCGCCCAGTTCAATTTCCAGCGCCTGTGCCTGGTCCCACAGCGCCAGCGGACCCGGAGAAAGAGACGAGAGTGTTTCCCCGATGGAAGCCGGGCGCGCCAGCTCGCCCAGAATAGCCCCGCTGGCGTCATCATGGATACGAACCGGCCCGGACCACGGCTTTGCATAGGCGGCAATCAACAGCCGACTGCGCGCAGCATCTTCGGCATTGGGCGGCAGATGGGCGACCACCACAAGCGGCGCGACCAGTGGCACGGACGCCCCTGTCGCACCTTTCGGCATATCCGCATCGCTGGATATTGCATCGCGCCTGCCGATTGCCGCCGCCGCAACACGGCGGATCGCACCATCGCGGATTTCTGTAATCTCGAATGGTCCAGCCGAAAGGCCCGGCAGAATGACCTTATCACCGGGTTCCAGTTCCACCCAACCGGGCGGCAGCGCGAACTCCACCTTTTCACCCGCACTCGCCCTATGGCCCAACAGGTGTTCCGCAGCACGCCTTGCGCCCGCACTATCGAGCACCATGGGCAGTGTTTCGTTGACCAATGGTCCTGTGTCAGGGCGCAAAGCTGTCGCATGCGCAGCTAGGTAATCGCGCTGACGCTCGAAATAGCCAAGACCCAGACGCGCCGGTCTTTCCGCTATATCGCCGCGCCGCCGCGACAGGATCGGCCCACCATGATCGGCGAGATCGTCATTGTCGATCACCGCGCCTTCACCCCGGCCCAAAACCAGAGTGCGGATGTCTCCTGTGCCTGACTTCAGTGCCTGCCCGGCAATGTCCAGCACCGGCTCGATGGCCTGTCGCGCGGTGCCCGGACCATTGATCACAAAGCCCCCGATCAGCGGCCCGCTGGCTGCGGCATGGATCATGCAGCCATGATCTCGGGCCATCGCCTCCACCAATTCGTCGCTCGCCAGACCGCCGAGCCGCCCGGTCAACCAATGCCCGTTTCGGTGGTTTGGTCCGTCCGACCAAACATCCTCCAATGCAGGAAAGCTCGGATAGGGCCGCGCATCCCAGGTCCAGCAATAAAGCCTTTCGCTATCCACCATGCCGGGCGGATTGGTAGCGCCGTCGTTCCAGTAGCGATGGTGGGCGCGCAGGAATTGCCGCTGGATCAATCCATCCGGCAGGCCGCTGGAGAAATAAGGACGCCCGCCCTCTGCGCTTTTGGTATCACCGAAAATATTGGGCTGGTTTGCGCCCTTGTCGACCGCGCCGCAGCCGAGTTCGGTCATCCAGATCGGCTTTGAGCGTGGCACCCAATCGGTTGGCGTGGTGCTACGCACCCCACCCGGCCTGTTGTAGTGCTTCTCGTTCCAGAAGGCGTACAAATCCTTGTAGCGCCAGACCCAGGGCTCGCCATAATCGCCATCGCTGATTGACCTGCGTATCTGCGCGCGCCTGTCCGCATCGCTGGCATAGAACCAGTCAAATCCCTCGCCCCCGGAGATATTTCCGCCGAGATAATCGAGATCGTATTCATTTGCCGCCTGCGCCGCATCGGCATGATTTTCGCCATCGCGCCAATCAGCGAGCGGCATGTAATTGTCGATGCTGATGGCATCGATATTGGGTGAGGCCCAAAGCGGATCGAGGTGAAAGAACTTCTCGCCCGCACTTTGATAGCCAGAATATTCAGTCCAGTCGGCGGCGTAGCTGAGCTTGGTGGTCGGGCCGACAATGGCCCGCACATCGGTGGCCAGATTCACTAGTGCCGAGACGAAGGGAAAGCTGTTTCCGGCCCCGCGCACATTTGTCAGTCCGCGCATTTCCGAGCCGATCAAAAGCGCATCGACGCCGCCCGCCGCCTTTGCCAGATTGGCATAATGCAGCACCATGGCCCTATAGCCGGGCACGAACGCAGCCACCTGTGCCGCCGCTGTCGCCGAGCCATCGGGCGAGCCCGATTGCCCCGGCGCGGGGTGGCAGGTGATCCGACCCCGCCATGGATAAGCCCCCTGCTCTAATTCGCCATGGGGATCGGCCTGCCCATTGCCGACTGGAACATCCATCATCATCAAGGGATAAAGCGTCACCTTGAGGCCACGCGCCTTGAGATCGGCAATCGCCGCGCGCACGGATGCGTCAGAGGGCGTGCCACCATAGGCCGGACCGCCGTCATGGCTCGACACGACCGGCACATCGCCGCGGCCATATCCGGCCACCGACCAGCTTGTGCCCGCGATATTGCGCGTCGCGCCCTCTACGCGCGGCATCACCGTACAAGACCCGCAGCGCAGATCATCGCCAAACCAGCTCACGACCAGCGCCACGTGTTTGAGGTTCGGGCAGAGCGCCGTCAACTCATCCATGGACCAGGTCCAATTGCTGACCCCAGCCATCAGATGCGCGTTCTCGCTCACCCCCTCACCAGCGCCCAGAACTCGCACGCGCGGCACCGGGTCATAGCCGAACTCGGTCGCCCCGGGGATCACGGTGATGGCCCGGATCGCCGGTTCCAGTTCCCCGACCACCCGGCACAATTCCACCGACAATTGCGGAATGCGATTACCAAAGCGGCTCAGCGGCAGGTTCTCGACCACAAGATAGCAAAGCCCACGATAGGCCGGAGCATTGCCCGCGCCCTGCACTGCCTCGATCAGACTATCGGGGAGCTGGTCTTCATCGCCCGAATAAAACCGCAGGTTCAGCCCGCGCGTGTCGAGCAATTGTCCATCGGCCCAGATACGCCCCATGCGCGCCACCGGTCCTTCGCAAAAGCCGATGGCAAAGCTGGCGAGAATTTCCTCGTGCTGCTCGACCGGCCTGCCAAAACCTTTCGACCCCGCCGTTTCCGTCACGTGGCGCAGCAATTCGCGCGCCCAGATGATATTGCCCGAAAGCCGCGACCAGCCGTAAAGCCGGGGCATGGGCACGCCCTCGCTCGACCCACCCAAACGCAGATCGAACATGGGCGCATCCCCGCTGCGCTTGTCGCTGAACAGTGCATTGTCGACGGCGCTGCCAGCCAGTGCGCCGAGCGCCCGGCCAATGGTCGCGCCAATCGGCCCACCGACCAGCCCACCGGCAAATTGCCCCACGACCGAGAGTGCCAGAGTGGCCATGCTCTTGTTCCTTTTTCTGGATTATTTCTGGGTGCATGGAGCGCGCACGGAGCGAGACCGGCGAGGGGTTTCCCCTCTACAGCACGTCCGGAAACCGGAACCGTCCGGCCATTCGCCGCATCCAGCCATCGGTCAGATTGGCTTCCACCACGCCCAGATGCTCCTGCGCATGAATGAAGCGCGCGGGCGACACCATGATCCCGCAATGGCGCGGCTCGGACATCCCGCCCAGCCGAAACAGCACCACCTGCCCGGCTGCAACCGGCCCGGCTTCGGCGATCAGGAAGCGCTCCGCCGCGGCAAGCAGCGCACCATCATTGTCGGCGTCGCGCCAGTCAGCCCGATAGGTCGGCACCTCGACAGGCTCTTCGCCATAAAGTGCCCGCCACACACCGCGCAGCAGGCCCAGACAATCACATCCCGCGCCCGGCGTGGACGCCCGATGCCGATAGGGCGTGCCGTGCCATTGCCGTGCCGCCTGCACCACACTTTCAGGGCTCATAGCACCACCGCCCGCCCGTCCATCGCGTCGCCCCGGCGCGGATGCCGCAAAACGTAATCGCTGCCCGGAATATGCGGAAAGCCCCGAAAATTGGCGCCATTGCCAAACCGCGCCTTGCAGGTCGAAAACCGCCTGTCGCAACCGACCGACATCGAGATGATATCGTCCACCGCAACCCAGTCGCCGACCTTGACCGCAAAGCCGAGCACATCGCGTTCGGCCACCCGGCGATGGGTCAGGATGGCGTCGGAAAGACCATCGCGTTTCCCGCTGCCCCAGTGCCCAAGCCCAAAGGCAAACCAGCCCTCATCGAAGCCGGACAATCCGCTCACCAGCACCTGAAACGGGTCCACGATATCCACTATTGTGGCCGTTCCCCTGTGCCCCGGCGCGTCCAGGTTCACCCCGCAGCGCCCATCGCCGATTACGGCATCACACAGTCCCTGATAAAGCCGCCCCCGCGTCACGTTCAGCGCCTGTTGTGGCGAGCGCAGTTCAGCGCGAAAAACACCATCCTCGCGCACGATCTCGCCGATCGTATCCACCCGCAGCAGTAGTTTCTGTTCCGACGCAGCCCAGTTCACCAGCCAGGTTTCCACCCGTGCGCCGTCATAGCGCCCCAGCAGAATATCCTCCTCGGCAATGGCGGCGCTGTCGAGAATGCCCAGCACTTCCCCGGTCTGCACCTGCGCCCCCAGCCGTGCCGGAACCTCTCCACCGTCCAGCCCGAATGTGGGCGCGCATTCCGTCCCCTCGACGACCAGCGCGCGGTCATGATCGGTAAATCCGAGCACCAGCCCATCGTTACGAATGACGCGCCAGCATTGCGCTGTCGTCGTCTCGCCCTGCGCCAGATGCGCCGCAAGATCAGCCGGAACCGTTCTCATGGCACGATCTCCAGCAGCGGGATCGAGGGCGCTTCGGCCCCGTCAAATCCGTTGAGTTCAATATCGAGCCGGTCCGTGTCAAAGCGCACCGGCACATCGAAGAAAAACCCGGCGCTGACACTGGCCCCCGAACCCGGCGGTACGGAAAAGCCGATCATCCCGGTCGTCACGTCAACACTCCAGCCAGACACCAGCTCAACGCCATTGACGGCTATGCGCACACTGCCCGCAACGGGCTTGGCGATGATCCGCAGATAGGGATCGAAGGCCGCGCCATAGCGCTTGACCAGTTGAAACTCAGTCCGCACGCCGTCACCGGTGCCAATAGACTGATCATTGGGCAACGGCACCGCCGCGCCCGAGGAATGATCGAGCCCATCGCGCCATAAAAATCCATGCAGCCGCCCGCGCCTTTCCTCGAAAAACGCCAGCACCGCCTGCATGTCGGCCCGCGATTTGACGCCATATCCGGCATTGTAGCGCCGCCGCGAATGCGCCCAGCGGCCATTGCGGCTTTCACCCCCGCCAGCCAGCGTCACAATATCGGTCTTGCGCTCCGGCCCACCCCGCGCCCCCAGCGCGATATCGAGCGGAAAGCGAACATGATGAAAAGCCATTTTGATTGCTCCGGGCTTTCGGCTCCTTCGCCACCCTCCCCCTCGCGGGGAGGGAAGCGAGATAGGGCTTAGCGCCAGCTAAGTCCGTTGAATCGAGCAGGGAGGGGGAATGGTTGGCACCGAGCGCGTGGCCCACCCCCTCCCAGCCTCCCCCGTCGAGGGGGAGGTGCCACATCGAGTTCGGGGGAGCATTAGCGCTCAGCTCCCCCTCGTGCCTCTACGCACGGCCCGAAGCAGCATCGCGCTCACCTCCGCCTCGCTCGCCGCGAAACTGCGCGCATCGCTTGCCGTCACATTGAACGTCACATTCACATTGCCTGCTGCCCCACCAACACCGAGCCGCCCATCCGGCCCGCGTTGCAACGGCATGATCGCTTCAGGCCCGGCCTCACCGGCCAGCCCCATGCCCCGCGAGAGCGGGAAATAGCTTGGCGTGGCGATCACCCCGCCCTTGGCAAACGGCGTCACCCCGCCCAGCGCCGGATTGGTGGCAGCAAAAATGTTTCCCACCAGTCCGCCCACCAGCGAACCCAGCGGCTTGAACGCTGCTTTCAGCGCGATATCGGCAAAGGAGCGGGCAATATCGCCCAATATTGAGCGGAAGGATTTTCCATCCAGCACCGCCCCGCGAAACGCTCGGCTCACCGAGCTGGCAACCCCGTCGGCCAGATCACCGATACGCCGCAGCTCCACCGATACATCGCTCAGCTCACCGCGAAATTCTTCACCAAACAAGTCACTTGCCATCGGGAAAAGTCTCCATCAGCGCCACAAGCCCGCGCCGGTCCAGTGGTCCATTGCGGTCCCCCATCACCGCGCCCCAGGCCGAAGCCAGTTCTCGCGGCGTCATCTTCCAGAACGCATCGGGCGACAGCCGCAGCACACCGAACCCGAAGCGCATGGCATCTTTCCAGGGAAAGGGATTCATTGTTCATCCCCAAATGTCGCCCGAAGCAGCCGCACGGCAATCTCGGCAGCTCCGCGCAACCCGCCCTCCACGCTCATCCGCGCCAGATCATCATCGGACACATCATTGCCGCCGCCGCGCAGGCCCGCGCCCAGAATAGCCGTCAAATCCCGCGCAGAAACCCGCCCTTCGCCAAATCGCTCTGCCAGCCCGGCCAGATCCCCTGCCCCCAGCCGCGCCTCAAGCTCGGCCAATGCGCCCAGCGTCAGGCAAAGCACTCTCGTCTCACCACCGATCTCGGCGGCGATTTCACCACGATGAATATTGGTCATTGCTTTCTCCATGGCCCCCTCATCCGCCCTTCGGGCACCTTCTCCCACGAGGGGAGAAGGGGGCACCGAGTTGAAACAGACACCGGCTTACCCCTCTCCCCTTGTGGGAGAGGGTGGATCGCGCGCAGCGCGAGACGGGTGAGGGGTGTCTTTCTCTAAGCCGCCGTAAACGTCACTTCCCCCGCGCTTTCCAGCGCTAGGTCAAATGTCACTTCCCCCGCATGATCGGCCGAAAATTCCAATGCCACGATCTGGAATGGCCCCTCCACCACCCCAAAATGGGGCAGAACCAACTGCCAGTTGCGGATCGTGCCGGCAAAGAACAGGCTACGGATCGTCGCGTCGGAATTTTGATCCTTGAACACGCCGGAGCCGGACACCGAAGCGCGTTTTACCCCGCCCCCTGCCAGCAATTCCCGCCAGCGCCCGGCACTTTCCTGATCGGTCGTATCGACGCTGGCCGCATTGAAGTTGAGACTGCGCGTGCGCAGTCCGGCCACCGTCAGAAAACTGCCCGAACCCGTCTGGTCGAGCTTCAAAAGCATATCCTTGCCACTCTGGGCTGCCATTGTCCTATCCCCACGCTCGATCTCCCCTCGCCCCTTGCGGGAGAGGGACAGATTTTCTGCGTTCAGCAGAAAATCAGGGTGAGGGGTTCTCTCCGCATACTGGATGCACGCCGAAGAACCCCTCATCCGCCCCTTCGGGGCACCTTCTCCCGCAAGGGGAGAAGGAAAGAATTTCACTCACTCAAAAACCGCAACGAAACCGCCGCCCGCGCCTGCCCGGTCGCAGTGTCGATCACCGTCTCGGTCCGCACATGCTCGCCATGGGTCACCGTCAATCCGACCGGCACCAGCGCCAGCCCCGCCGCCACCACCCGCTCGGCAATATCCAACGCCGCTTTACGGCTTGGCTGCTCGCTCCAGCAATGCAGCATCACCCGATGCTCCTGTCCCGGCGTTTCGTCACCATCGCGTTGCCGCATATCGTGCCGCTCGATCACCACATAGGGCGCAGGGCGACTGCGCGGCGGCGCGTCGAACACACCGCCAGCACCGATCAGATCCACCAGGGCGGCATCGCCATCCAGCGCCGCCACCAGTGCCGCCTGCAAAAGCGCAATCGGATGCATAGCCCTACCCCGTAAAACTGGTTTCGCTACAGGCACAGGACAGATAGGCCCGCCGCCCATTGAGGTCCGCAGCGCTCACCACATCCAGATTGCGCCCGCGATAGACAATGCGGTCACCCGGCGACACATCCTCGCGGAAACGCAGCACCACGCTATGGGAAATAGCCACCGCCCGCCCATCGGCATTGATGCCCTGTCGCCCGGTCAGGCTGCGCACCCGCGCCCAAACGCTATTGAGCGGCACGAAAACCCGTTCATGCCCGCCCGTGCCGTCACCCAGACTTTCGCGGCGGCGCAATTGCACGCGGTCAGTCAGCGTACCAACGGGCGGAATACGCTCGCTCATAGCCGCACCTTTTTATAGCCCGCCAATATGCGGTCGAAACCGCTCGGCACTACTGCACCAGACCCGGCGACAATCACCGCATCACGGTGCTCATGCCAGTGCGCCACCAGCCCCAGAACGGCCTGCCGCAGATCGGCGGGCACATCGTCCTTGTCGGTTCCAAACCCGGCGACATAGTCGATTTCAATGCCGCTCCGCTCCTGCAATGGCGGCATGCCGACGACGACACGCGGCACGAATAGCCTGTCCCTGTCAGAAGAAAACTGCGCCAGCCCGATATCGTGGCTGGCGCCATTGCCATCGATTGCCGTGACAGAGGTTACCGAAATCAGCGGCGACACCGGCAAACGCACCGCGCCATTGTCCGGCCAATCATCGAGCACGATGCGCCAGCTCTGCGCCACCAGCGCCCGGCCTGTGACACCCTCCACGTGCAGCCGCGCCGCACCGATCAGCGTCGTGATCAGCCCATCCTCATCATTGCCATCCACCTTGAGAAAAGCCTTGGCCTCGGGAAGCGAAACCGGCTCCTCGGCGGGCCCCGCCAGGAGATAAGAAGTCATGTTTTTGTTCCTGATTTTGTGTTGGGCACGACGCGAAGTGAGCGCCGTCAGCCTGAGTCAGATGGAGCCGAGGCCCGAGCACCGGAGCGGAGCGTACATGAGTACGTGAGCACCGGAGCGCAGGGCCTCGGCGCTAGATGACCAGGATTACGACGCTCACGAAGCGCCGAATTTCAGCAGCTTGATCGCGTCATAGTCCGCAATGCCGCCGCCGACGCGCTTGGTAGTGTAGAATAGCACATAGGGCTTGGCGCTGAACGGATCACGCAGCACCGACACGCCCTGACGGTCGACAATCAGATAGCCGCGCTTGAAATCGCCAAACGCAATCGAGAACGAATTGGCGGCGATATTGGGCATATCCTCGGCTTCGACCAAAGGAAAGCCCATGAAGCTGGCGCGACCATCGGCAGCGGCGGCGGGCTGCCAAAGGTAATTGCCATCGGCATCCTTGAGCTTGCGCAGCGCGCCCTGCGTCTTGCGGTTCATCACCCAGCTCGCATTCTGGCGATAACCGGCCTTGAGCGCATAAACGAGGTCGATGAGAATATCAGAGGCATGGCTTGAGGGCAGCGCGCCGGACGTGCCGGTCGCCAGATAACCAAGGCTGCCCCAGGCCCAACTCGTTTCGGCGACCTTGGTGCCGGAAAGAAAGCCGCTCGGCTTGTTGGTGCCGTCGCCATTGACGAAGGCCGTGGTTTCCTGCGCCGCAAAGGCGGCATTCACCTCATCGGCGATCCACTGCCCGACATCCACCGCCGCATCATCGAGAAAGGCGCTCGTTGCGGCGGGCATGGCATAGAGTTCGGTGGTCGGATAGCTCAGCTCGGCCAGCGTCTGGCTGGTTGTGGTCGGGCGGCTGGCCGTTTCGCCCACCCAGCCGGTCTGCGGACCCGTAACCGTGATCGGACGCTTATAGACCGCGCCCGACACCTGCCGCACACCCGCAATGGCGCGGATCGGCGAGATATGGGTCATCAGCCTCGTGATTTCGTTCTCGACCTCGCCCGGCACCACATAGCCGCCATCAGCGGGCACGCCGATTTGCAGCGCCTTCTCCTCGCCCCGCTTCACATATGCGGAAAAGGCTTCCTTATATTCGCCATCGTCGATCTGCCCCTTGCCCTCGATAGAAGGGCGGGCGCGCTCGGCCTTGGCGCGATCCAGAGCAGCCTTTTGCCCGTCAAGCACGGCGTTGAGCCGGTCCAGCTTGCCTTCGAGCAGACCATCTGCGGTGCCGCGCTTTTCGATCTCGCCCAGCCGCTGGTCATTGGTGCGCTTGAACTCCTCGAATGCCGTCGAGAATTCTGCGAACAGCGCGGCAATATCAGTCCCCGCGCCAGCCTTGGTTTCAAGGCCGTCGTCAATCCGATCCATGTCGGTTTCCTTCTATCGGTTGCGGATAGTCTTGGTGGCGGCGGCAATTGCCGCGCCTGCGGTGAGGGGGGCGGCGATACGCGCATCCTCCATCATCGGAAAGGTCACGATGGAAATTTCATACAGGTCGATTTCATGCAGGCGCCGGTGTCCACTGCCCGCCTCGCGGCTGGCTTTCACGGTGCGAAAGCCAATGGAAAGCCCATCGAGCGCCCTCTGCTCGATCAGCCGTTTCAACGCTTCGGCGCGCGGCACGCCCGGCACCAGTCGCCCGGTCACGAACAGGCCATGCCCATCTTCGGCAATGCTCTCCCAGATGCCAACCGGCTCCTTGGGATCATGCTGAAACAGCAGCCTGATACGCCCGCGCCGTTTGCCCAGCGATTTCGCAAAAGCCCCCGGCAAAACGATATCGCCGCCGCTGTCGAGCCTGTTGAAGACGCTGGCATAACCGGCAAAGCGGCCCTCCGCGTCGATGGCAATAGAGCCCATCAGCGCTTGGCTCCGCCCGAACGCGGCTTGGGCGGCGTACGTTGCTTATCGCCCAGCGTGCCCGCCAAATTCCAGGCAAATTGCCGGAACGTCTGCTGCGCACTCTCCCGATTCTGCTTTTCAGCCATAGGCTTAGTCCTCCTTGCGGAACAATCGATTCAGCGCGGCAATCTCCCGCACGAAGTCGTTGAAGTGTTGATTCACCCTGGCCATTTCCCTCAGGCTCCACACGAGCAAGGCGCTCGACCCACTCGCCCAGAGAAACAGCGCCAGATGCGCAAGATCACCGCGCTCGATGATGGTGGTGGTGAGATTGTCCATGATATCTTTCCTTCTTCAATGAGCGGCCTGCTCAATGCCTCAGGCTAAATCGCCACTTATAGGGTCAACCGGTGCTACAAAAATCAGCATGACAAAGCGCAAAAGTGGGAGGATCAGACCTCACTCAAAGGACACCTTGGTTGACAAATGCGCGCGCATTTTCGGCGCAAAATTGACTCGTTCGATCGTCCTATGTGCGCAAGACAAATGCGCTATAATGCTTTTCATGGGCACTTTGACGCTTGAGACCGAACCGCTTGCCGTTGACGTCACTGTCAACGAAACGACCCTGCGCGTCAGCCTCGACGATGGCCGGGAACTGGCTGTTCCGGTCGAGTGGTTTCCCCGCCTGCGCGACGCCAGCAGCACCGACCGCGCCAATTGGCGCCTGATCGGGATCGGCGAAGGCATTCATTGGCCGGAGCTGGATGAAGACATCTCGGTCCTTGGCCTGCTCGCTGGCAATCGCCGCCAGTCACGCGCCGCCTAACCCCACCATCGCCCGCTTCTCCTCGTCGCTGAGAAATCCCGCCTTCCCCACCCGCTCCCAGAGCATCGCCCGGTCCTCGGCCAATGCCTCGACCTTGTCGAAATCGGGCACCACTTCCGCTCCCTCGAACGCCGGGCCGAGCCAGCCTGACAGCTCCTGCGCCACGCGCACCACCAGCGGCACCAGTGTCTGCCGCCACAGCGTGCGGTTGGCTTCAGCCATATTGGCATAGGTATTGTCGCCCGGAATGCCGAGCAGCATGGGCGGGACGCCGAAGGCCAGCGCGATGTCGCGGGCAGCAGCATTGCGCGCCTCGATGAAATCCATGTCGCGCGGGCTCATGGCCAGCGCCTTCCAGTCGAGCCCGCCATCAAGCACCATGGGTCGCCCGGCATTGCCCGCGCCGGAGAATTGCTGTTCCAGCTCGTCCTTGAGCCGGTTGAACTGCTCATCGGTGAGGCTGCCATTGCCCGCCGAATAGACCAGCGCGCCGCTGGGCCGCGCCGCATTGTCGAGCAGCGCCTTGTTCCACTGCGCGCTGGCATTGTGAATATCGAGACTGGTCTGCGCCGCCTCCAGCGGCCCCATGCCGTAATGGTCGTCCATGGGGTGAAACAGCGCCATATGCAGCACGCCGGGGATGGGCAGAGCCTCCTGGCTCAGCCGCACCGCCCTGCCCCCGGCCTTGTAATCATAGGCAATAGGCCATCCATCCCGCCCGGCCACGACGCTCATCCGGTCGGGCCGCAGCACGAACAATGTCCGCACGGCGCCATCGACGATTCCCGCTTGCAGATAGGCATTGCCCGATGTCTGGAGATAGGCATAGACCGCCTCCAGCAATTCGGGGCCCGACTGCCGCCCATTGGGCCGCGCCAGCAATGCGACCAGCGGATGCTCGCTCACCACCTTGCCGTCCATCACCACATTGAGCGGCACCCGATTGGCCGTTTCGGCAAGCAGCCGCACGCAGCGATAGACCACCGGATTGCGCATGAACCCCTGATTGACCAGGCTCGCATAGCCCCGCCCGCTCCACTGCGCCGGGCCAAGCTGGCTCAAGGTGAGCATGGTGTGCCCGGCAAAGGACTTGGTTTCGCCGGGCGTGTTCGTTCGTCCGCCGAACAGGCGGTTGAGAATGTTTGGCATTTTTGTCCTCTTTGTCGTCTCGACCACCAGCCCACCCCTCGCCCCTTGCGGGAGAGGGGCAGCAATTTCTGCGTTCAGCAGAAATTGCAGGGTGAGGGGTTCTCTCCTCCGCAAAGGAGCGAGTGGTAGCACTGCAAACCCCTCATCCGCCCTTCGGGCACCTTCTCCCGCAAGGGGAGAAGGGAAGAAGTTCGCAGTCTCCCCGCCATTCGAGCGTAGCTCTCATGGCCTTGCAGCCTAAAATCGCTCCACTGGAGCGATTTTGCCTTCGGCCCGGCTACAAGCCACGCACCCGCGGCCTGACCTCATTCAACACCAGTTCCGTCAGCGCCCACACCAGCGCATCCACGCGGTCGGGCGAATGCCCATCCGCCTTGCCATCCGGCCCGAAAGCGCAAAGTTCATCTTCCAGCGCTGTCAGTCCCGGCACATGGCTCACCAGCCCCCGCGCATAAAGCGCTGCGGCCGGTTCCGCCCGCAGCCATTTGCCCCGACTGGCCCGTACCTGTCGCAGCGGCACGGAAGCATCCACCTGCGCCAATATCTGCTGCACCAGATCACCGCCCTGGTTGACTTCCACCACAATGCAATCAGCCTCATGCGCCCGATAAGCGGCAATGGCGCGCCGCGCCCATATATCGGGTTTGATGCCCTGCATCGTCGCATCCTCAAGCACCACCGCGCCGTCACCCTGCCGCCCAACGACAACAATCCCGCAGGCGTCCGAGCGCGCCGTGCCGGTCACTGGCGGATCCACGGCAACGACAATTCGGCCATCCACCGCCCCCTCTGCCCGCCGAAACATGCCGCGCTGCCAGAGCGCATCGATCCGATCTTCGATCAGTTCACCATCGAGTTCCTGCCGCCCCAGATGGGTATCCCGATAACGCTCGACCACCGCCGCCATAAAGGCTTCAGCAAGGTGAGGGTTCACCTTGGTGGCCGCCCGGGTGACGACGACCTTTTTGTCAGCGAGCAGGCGCTTCATCAATCGCGTCGCCCGCGGCGTTGTGGTCACAAGCTGCCGGGGGCGCTTTCCGAGACGCAGGCCAAATTGCAGCATGTCGAAGGCGTCCTCCGCCTTGCGCCATTTTGCCGTCTCGTCACACCACGCCGCTGCGAATTGGGGGCCACGAAACCGCTCCGGGTCCGAGGCGGGCAGAATATGAGCCTCAACACCATTGGGCCAGACCAGCACATTGCCAGTCAATTTGGGTTTGAAGCCGGGCGGGCAAACACGCAACACGCCGCTGTCGCCCTTCACCATAATTGCCTCGGCTTCCAACATGGTTTCGCCAACCAGCGCAATCGGCCCGATCCCCTGTTCGGCCAGCGACCGCACCCATTCGGCGCCGGCCCTTGTCTTTCCGGCCCCGCGCCCGCCCAGCAGCAACCAGGTTGTCCAGTCACCCTCCGGCGGCAATTGATGCGGCATGGCCCAGACCAGCCAGTTGAACGCGATTGCGCTCAACTCACTGTCAGCAAGGCTGGCAGCCAGACTGAGCAGATGGGATCGCATGGTGGTCATGGGATCAGGCGCGGCCCTTGGTAATGGCGTCGATCCGCGCCTCAAGCTTGTGACGAATATCGGAAATTTCGGCCCTATCGGTCACTGCGCCATTGTAGCGGGTTTCAGCACGCTCAATTGAGATCAGTTTGTCGAGATCTCGCACCAGATCGCTCAGCACCTTGCTTTCAGCGGGGCCGCCATTGTCCATTTGTATCTCCAGAAGTTCGATTTGCCGTTCGAGCATGCCCAGCACCCGGGCAATCAGCAGCCGCCGGTCGATATCGGCGCTGCTGCCGGGCCTCACCCATTTATTGGCGCGAGCCCGATCATCCAGTTGCCCCCTGTGGAGCTTGTAGCGATGGGCAATGCCATTGCAGGTCATCCGCCCGGCTTCGTAGTCGCAGCGGACAGAATCCCACGGCACCAAATCGCCATCGCGGTTTCGTTGAGGGTCGTAGTCATCCAT